TATCGCGATACCCCGCATCGGAAAAAAATAGAAGTGGGTTGGAACTCGTAAAATGGATATCTAGCACTAAATGTTATCTAATTCACGTTGAAAATATGAAAAAATATACGAAATATTTTGAAATCATGGATAATCACATCGACATGAAACACGAAGATTTGATTTTTGAAGGTGCACGTATTTATTATAAAGATCTAAGACACTGTATGCTCATAGACAGATCGCATGCGAGTATAATAGGACACAGTGATTGGGACGACAAGCAATTCTTTTCGAAGAGATATCCGGATGCGACCGTGGACCTCCTAGAGAAGGGTTATTAATTTTTTTTGTACCGTGAACATAAGATGGTAATCGCTGTACTTATAAATGAAAAAGTTGACGACATACACGAAATAAACGTAGACCTATCGCCCGATAAAAACGAAATATACAAGATACTCAGGGGAAATGCAACTTTTATCGGGCAATGGGAAGATGAACTTGTAGTAATATTAAAATGTAAGGACTCGCCATTTAAATTACATAAAAACGAAAATGTATTACCTAGACCATTCTCTAACATGGAAATTGATGGAAGAATATTGCTCATACGAATGGACGCTGATTCGGAGCCACAAGATTTTGTGATAGAAGAATATCAAAAAATGTTGGAGGAAACTTCGCATAAAACAAGAACTCTCACTTCCAAGGTACATCCTGTGGTCTAAACCGACACGCACTCTTGAGAAACTCAACGAATAATTCAAAATCTTTCTTTGGATCTTCGAGATTGTCGATGGAATCGAGTACTTTTCCAACGTATGCATTGTATTTTAAATGACCACCGTGGTGTGTTAACCTATTTTGCCTGAGTCCAGGCGTTATATATCTGGGCATCATGATTATGTTTTTGCCATCATTCACATCGTATCTGAGAAACTTAACGACTGGATGCCTTTTAAATTGGCGTGGTATGACGTGATGATCTTCTATATTTTTTATACCCATGCGCATTTTAAAATTGCGTCGTAAAATGGAACCATATCTCATACTATTCTCTTGGATAACTTCTTCACCGAGACGCATGAGTGAATCTTCGAGTTCATCGACTTCGTACCACGCGTCGTAACACTCACGACACGAGTCTTCCTCTGCGCATATTTTTTCTGCTTCGCGTATGGCTTCCCTGAATCTGAAACGTAAACGATCGTTACCGTGTATTTCAGATTTTACAGACACCGATGGTTTTTTATATATAGTTTCAAGTATAGTGGTACGGATTTTGATACGCCTGTACTTGTAAATATCATGGGGTTGGTACGATGCGCGTATCATCTACACTATTATGTATGGGTATTTTTTACGCTCTTCTTTTGTGCGCATGAGTTGAACCAAGCCAAGAAATGTCACGAGTACGAGTATCGCATCTTCGAAATCTCGAGTCGCGGAAAACGAAATCACGAATAAAGACACCAACTTAAACCAAGTGCTCGATGTAAATCTCTTTAATATTTGTGGTGCTTCACTGATTGGATTAATACCAAACATCGTGTGCAACAAAATTAGTATCCCATACAACGTGTTATGATTCAGTGTACTATCGATAGATGGATAAAAATTCATGGACGCCATCTTCACACCCCCGTAAAGGGATGCAGCTATGACAGGTATGAGAATAGCGGTATTCTGGAGAAAAGCCATTTATATATACTAACATTAATTTTTACATATGGGGTGCGTATGTAAAAATTAATATGCTCTTAGCGGGTCTCGATCCCGCGACTTTGGCGTGCCTTTGTGAGAATGAACTCACTCAAGTATACTATCGTATAAGCACCACACTCTAACCAACTGAGTTATAAGAGCTTGTTTTACATATACATTATGCGCGCTTAGTCTTTAAACTAGTTGTAAGTAGTAACAATGTCCATGTATGTATGTTCATCTGCGAATGTTTTCAATATATCTATAATTGCCTGATTTTTGGCACACACCGCCCCGACCAACCCGGGATAAACCATGACGTCCATGTATTCTTGGAAATAATCACCTAACGCAGTTTGGCAAGTATTAAGAAACACCATTAACATCTCAAGTGCAAGGTTTTTGTCTTTTTGGCCGGTGATCCAATAAATACTAAAGTTTTCATAATCATCATTTCCATTTCCAGTATCTTCGTATACGTGATTTACATGTTCGAGGATTTGGTGTTCGAGCTTTCTAAGACCATTGAGGTCTCCCTTGATGATAGCACGTTGAAGTTCCATTTTATCGTTTAATGAATCTATTCTTGTATTGACTTAGGTAGTTTCTGTTCTTTATGTTTTTAAGATCGTTCGAAAATACCTGATAAGACTTATCAAATAACATCTTGTTTATGATATACCTCTTATCGTTTTTAGTGAGGTTGGATGTGTTATTAAAAAAGAAATCGGCAACTTTTTTTCTACTTCTAAAATGCCTGTTAAGCATATTCATTGACAATTTATTACCATTTTTTGCCCCATTCCTATGCGAATTTATCATAGAATACATCATAAATCCTTCTCTCGTTAAGTTCTTTCTATTTTCAGCCTTTTTGAGCATTTCGTCTAATTTTTTGTAAAATTCCCTGCGTTTTTTGCGTTCTGTATTAACCATATTTAGTATCTTATTTTGTATATTATTTGGTAGTCTATCGTTTGTTACTCGACGAAACATATATTTTATAGATACATAAAAAATTATACGGAGTTTGAGTTAAGACTATTTTCGTGTGTTATTTTAAGATGCGTATGTGGCTGGCCGCAGAACGATTCATCACGCACGCGCGAATGCATCTCGTCATGAGTTTTATACAGGATGGTATATGCAGAACACTGGAAAGAGTAAAAAAAGAATGTGTGCGTCACATTAGATTGCATGAGTGATTGGGGTGTTCAGCAGCCAATTCAGTCGCACGATGTTTGTCGTAATACACGGAACGTATTATATTTAGTGTCTTCAGTCGTATTGTTTATTGGTGTGATTTGGTATCTAAAATTAAAAGCTTGAAATTAAACACTCGCACCCCTTGTGAGATCGAATGATTTCTTTCGCCGTAACCATCGCGTGATCGCGTCCCTTACACGATTATCGGGTCCAAGTGTGGATGATTCTATCACACTCAAACCATTACACACATCGGGTTTATTTTCTTTATTAGGGAATTCTTTATTAAATTCACATATAGTGCGATATGGTATATCCGGAGCTTCATCCAATAGACGATCATATTCAATGCGTTGTTTTTGTACAAAGTCTACGGCATTGGTTCTATGTTCTATATCTAAAGAAAGCTCCATGTCTATGTTTCTGTAAAACTTTGAATATTGGATAGACATGACCGAATGTGCTTCCATCATGGTTGAACTGTTACTAAATTTAGATATGGATGTCAATATACCAACAACTACATTTAAAAAGGCAAATGTATATTGAAAAATGATAATGTTTCTCTTCATATCTGGCGAAACATTATCATCACTTGGATTAAGTACGGCAAACCCACCTACACCCGTTACAGATGATATTATGATACATGGGTACGTGAGTGCGTCTGTGAGCCACTTATAGTGCATCCTCGCGTGGTTATGTAACCATCTATAACCCGCCGCCCTCTCTGCCCAGCGCCTGAGGAGTCGCTCTTCACGTTCACACCAATGGTGGGTGTTCATTATTTAACACAGAGAAATTAAGTGCTTGACGCCTCGCGAGACGGTCGACTTCGTTGTTCTTTTCATTCGTGGAGTGTGCCTTGACCCACTCGATCGTGACACAAATGTTTTGATTCATGAGCTCTAGTAAGCGCACCCATAATTCTTTATTGGCGACGTCATTACCAGTACTTGTCTTCCATCCATTTGAGACCCATTTTTTAGACCACTCCGTGAGTCCCAATTTTACATACTTACTATCCGTGTAGATAATGACATTACGTTCATTTAATTCAATACACTTTTCGAGAGCCCGAATAACAGCAGTCATTTCCATGATATTATTCGTACTCGTGCGAAATCCACCTTCGAGTGTGAAGTTTGGATCGTAACACTTCGCCGCCCATCCACCCGGACCCGGATTATGTAAACAACTGCCGTCTGTATATATTTCTATCATACTTACACGTGTATCGGTTTTTAACTTTAATATGCATTCGCTTTGTAGCCGTATCCACTATTATTTGATATGGATTGCGTATTAAGAGGTAATTGGTTACCAATGTTGCGATTATAGAGAGGCATCGGTTTATAGGTATTCATTTTAGCTGTACCGTTTTTAGTTTTATCGAAACGCACGAAATATACGATTGCCAACATGAGCACCACAACACCCACACTGACTAGGATGACACCCATATTAGATCTCGCGGGTTGTGCACGTTTTACCTCTTGGACTTCGGTGACTATGACTGGTTCTACTGGAAGTTCTGGTTGTTCCGGTTGTGATTCAGACATGTTTATATTATGTACACAATAAAATTTAAACACGCGGTTTACGTTTTAAATTTTATGGTTTGATTTTGTCTATAATTAATTAAACTAAAACGAATTTAGTTGGAGAAGGCGAGGCCACCCATACCGGATTGGATGCGGAGGACGTTGTAGTTGGTCGCGAACATACGGAGCGTGGTTTCGGCGATACCGGACTTGGCCTTGATAGCGACTTGGGCATTGTCAATACGAGAGAAGTTGCACGTACCGGTTGGTTGGTGTTCTTCTGGCTTGAGCGCGAACGAGTACGCGTACACACCGGGCGCTGGGGAGCCGGAGTGGTGAACGAATGGTTGCACTTGGTTGAAGTACTTACCGGATTGTTCCTTGAATCGGTCTTGGCCGTTGAGGACCAATTTGAAGGTGTCCAAAGTACCGTTGTCATCTTCGGAGAACTTGGCACCTTCGCTGAGCACGAGTGGGGCACCAACGAGCGAATCGGAGATGAAGCAGTTAGACACGGTGCCGCGCGCGACGTTGGAAGTGACGGTCGCGTGGGCGTTGGCGGTGCGCCAAGAATCGGTACCGTCATCGAGGCAGAAGACGAGTTCCTTGATTGGGTGGTTGTACGACAAGCGCTTTTGCACTTCGGTACCCGCGGTGACGGAATCGGTACCGGTGTGTTGCACTTGCTCGATGAGGTATTCGTGACCCTTTTGGGCGAAACGGCGTCGCTCTTCGGTGTCCAAGTAGATGTAGTTCGCCCAGACCTTGAAGGTGGAGCCGTCGGTGACGGTCGCGAAGGCGCTCGACAAATCGAAGTCGAGACGGACTTCGTGGTATTGGAGCGCGATGAGTGGCAACGCCAAACCTGGGTTGCGGTTGAAGAAGAAGATGAGTGGCAGGAAAATCTTGTCGCCCGCCTTGGTCGCGGTCGTCATCTTACCGTAGTTCGCTTTCTTGGATTCATCCAAGTAAAGCTCGGAGTACAAACGCCACCACTTTTGGTAGTGCTTGTCGATGCGCTGACCGCCAATGGACAATTCAACATCCTTGACCGCACGCTCCGCAAGCCAGGCATCATCAGTCACGGCGGTGGCACCGGACTTGAGTTCGACGTACATGTCGGCGACCAAATCCCCGTTACGCGCGACGGTGACGGAAACGCGGCCATCGGCACCTGGGGTACCGTTGACGGTTTGTTCGATGTTTTCCATCGCGAAGTTGGTGTGACGCTTGTACACCGCTTGGAAGAAGGTAACCTTTGGGTTACCAGTCAAGTAGACATCTTGGGCGCCATAGGCGACGAGTTGCATGAGACCACCGGCCATTGTGAGAGTTTTTGTACTATATACGGAGAAAATAATTTCGCGAAAAAACTCAGTTTGATTTTTCCTGGAGTATTGTATAAATGTCTGATCAAATACAAGTCGAACCAACACAAGAAATATATGAAACTGATTCCGAATCCGAATACGAGACCGAAAGTGAACTTGAAATTCAGATCGACGAGGATCAAGATGGGTCACAGCCACAGGAATTCGACGACGAAGAAGAAATTCCGGAATGGGCGATCATGGGTGAAGACGATGTTATCGGTCACATCACCGATGTCGCGACGTCCCTTTTTTCAACGGAAGAGGGTGATACAGTGTGTAGCGCATTAGTATCTATATCTAAACAAATTGAAACCCAAAATAGGATTATGGTCAAAATATTGGCTCACCTCCAAAAAAGTACTTAGAAAAATAACCCATGGGTAGAACAAGGAGCTGTCGATGATAGAAACACATTACATCAATCACGATGCAAATCCGACCGAGACGAATCAGGTGATGTGGATGAATCACATCCAGGGTCTCAATCCGGAGCAGCTCATTAACCTTTTGACCCAATTGGAAGACATGTGGGACATAATGAGACGTGATGATGAAGCGGTATCCTTCCAACTGGGTTTTAAAAATTTCTTTACACCCAACGAACTTAACCATGATTCCGGTTTACCGATGACTAGCATAGATATCGAAAGTATTTCTGCAAAACACCAACGCATGAATTTACAATTAGGACAATTATATCACAGAGCAAATGCTCTGAAGATTCTTGATCTCGATGACGGTGATGATATGAAAATATCAACTCGAATTAATCGTTTGATAGACCAAGTTGACGACGCGTGGCAGATTGTATTCAGACATACACGAATCTACGAGAGAATCAACAACCCAACTTATATCCCCATAAACCCCGAAACAGACCCATCTATATTTAGGTGTTCTACATTACCGTCTTCTCTGGATGAATTGAGCCCTTATCAACAGGCCATATTGACCATCTTGAAAAAACTTTATGAAAACAACATAAAAAGATACAAGGGGCACTGTTGCAAACAAATTCGCACGGAAGAAGGCCACGATACTCGAGCTTGGAAACAGGAACACAGAATACAGGACTACGTATACGGTGTAGCGCAGAAAGAAACTGAATTTGAGTTATGGAAAAATCTTTCGTGTAGGGGTTCTGCATATTCCGATGTGATCCGTCATTTAACGAACTGCAACGACATGCAATTTCCAGAGATTAAACGTAACAGACACGTGTGGTCTTTTAAAAATGGGGTTTTCGTGGGTAAAAGTTGGTCGGATAAGACTGCACTCTATGAAACGGCATTTTATACATACGACTCAAAAGAGTTTGCAAACTTAGATCAAGCTATCGTGAGTTGTAAATATTTCGATACTGATTTCGAAGATTACTCGTATACAGAAAAGTGGGAAGATATACCGACTCCATATTTTCAGTCAGTCTTAGATTATCAGAAATTTGATTCCGAAGTGTGTAAATGGATGTATATCATGGGTGGGCGTTTATGTTTTGACGTAGGGGAATTGGACGGGTGGCAGATCATTCCATTCTTGAAGGGGATCGCGCGATCCGGGAAATCGACACTCATCACAAAAGTGTTCGCTCTTTTCTATGACGTGGATGATGTCCGGACATTATCTAACAACGTGGAGAAGAAGTT